AATTGTCAAGTGGGGAGGTTTATTTAGTTTCCTCCTCCCCGTAGGACTTGTTTGGTCACCCAAAGCAATCCTTACGGATTACTTGCGAGCTTTACGACCTTTGCGAGCTTTACGCATTTTCATCTCCAATACGAAGGCAGCGACCTATTTATAGGGTAAGGAAGCCACAACCCTTTCTCCCGTGAAGGAAACCTTATCTACGAGTCTTCCGACTTTTTTTATAGCTTTTACGCATCATAATCTCCTAAAAAATTATCCCCTACCTAATTCTCTACCAGTTTTACGGGTATCTCTACCAGTAAATGTTTTAATACCTTGTACACGATACTGCAAATTTGCTGGAGCAGAAGTCTCACGCAATGAGCTAGTGCTTACCCTAGGCTGGTCCGCCTTAGGAGATACCGTTCCTCTAGTTGCCATTATGTACCCTCCGCCAATTTCAAATCTGGTTTACCGCCTTTAGGCTTTGGCTGCGCTGGTGTTGCTGAAGCGGCGCCTCCTGCCTGTGCCTGTGCTGCATTTTCTTCGCGTTTCTTTAATCTGTCTTTGAGCAATTCTTTCATCGGAGGCTCAAGCAAGTCAAGTAAAGATTGCTTATCAATAGCTTGCGCTTTAAATAAATTAAATGCAAGTGCGCGTAAGTCTTCAGTAAAGATTGGGCTATTAGAGTGGGCGTCCACTTTAACCACAAAGTCTTTAGTAAATTGTTCTGCAATAAATTTGTTGCCGTACTCATCAGAAAAGTGAGTATTGTCATAGGCTTGCATGAGCTTGAGATATAGCGTTGCGACCTTCTCTAAACTATCTTCAACAATGAGAGCGCGTTTTTTAGCGCGGCTTGAACCAAGTCTAGCCAACTGGCTTGCGTGTCCAGCGGAGCGTACACCTTGCTCGCCACGACCACTAAGAACGCTACTGATACCGCTAGCTTCAGCGAACATTGCATCAACTTCATGTATCACCTCAAAAAGTTCTGGCGGCATATTAGGCGAGAGTCTGTCCACTTTGCTGTTAGGCATATCGTTAGACACAAAAGACCCTGCGCGCTGGAAAGCAAATGCTTTCTCATCGGTAATGCCAGTAAAGCCAGTAAATACGGTTGGTGGGTTTACTTGTTTAGAAAGCAAATCCAATACCTCTGTCATGCGGTTGTTACGCAAGCCCTGTAACTGTACAAGGCGCTGAACCTCTGACAAGCCCCAGTAGTAATCAAACTGTGGATTAGGAGTAATCTGAACAAAAGGACATTCGCCCTTGAGGAATAAAGACGCGCCCGGACGGTCATAAATAACTATATCGGGGTCTGCCATTGTCACTACTTGATAGTCTTGAGTATCGTCATTCCATACCCAAAGTTCGTGCATCTTGATTGTGTCTTCAGCTACTCGAGCCTTGTAACGATTCATGCCAGCTAAATCTAAATCCACATTACCGTACATTTCAGGCTGAGACTGCGACATGATAATTCGATTAACGCCTTCAGGAACTTCATCGGTTTTAGCGTGATAGCCTGAAGTGACTCGCTTAACAATCTGCTCGCGCTTAGGATGCTTGTACAGTCTGTTGTACAACTCGCTACGAGTGATGTAATAAATTTGAACAATGGCTTCTTGTCTATCGGACTGCGGCGTATCTTCACGCAGAACACCCATAGATGACGGCTCAATCATAAACGGATGGATACCGTTGTTCATTACCAGTTTTACATAAGTCGTATTAAACACTAAAGCCCATGTCAATGCCAAGCTAAACACTTGGTCTGCATTGGAATTAAGCCACTCATCGTTAAGGGCGCGGGTTAGTGTTGGGACTTTTATTTGCTCCAATGTTGGAACCGCAGCCCCGACATTAATAGAGAATCGTGTTGTCTCTGCTGAGTACAGAAAGCTGGTGAGCTGGTCAATGTGCGGATAAATCTTATTAAAGATTGCCGGACCTTCATCTGGACCATTGCCAAACAAGAACCATGAACGCAAAGATGAGTAATCCGCTTTGCGCTCATCTATCGAAACTAGACACTTTTGAATTAAATCAAGATAAAAAATTTCTCTAGCTTCGTTGTTCTCTGGGATTCTCATTTACTTTTTCACAGTAAGGTTCTCATGGTCTGCAATATAACTTGCCGCTTTAGGTCCCGTCAAGTTGCCAGCATCTTTTGGATTGAAACCAACGGACTCTCCGGCTACTGAACGGAACTGATTTCCTCCCAGTATAGACCCCATATTCATTCCGCCTTTGCCGCCCCAGATTGCCGAGTCCCCCGGGCGCGCTTCGCGCTGCTTTGCTTCGGCTGCGGCTTTTTCGTGTTCGAGCTGCTTTTTGCTGGTTTTGTTTTTGCGCGTGAAGAAGCCGGCTTGGTTTTCTCCTTCGCGGGTTGACTTGATGTTTGACATATCAAAGTCCATAGCCAGTTGCTTAACCGTTTTATCATTTTTCTTAGTCCTTTGTGACATTAATGCTGGAGCTTGTAAAAAGACCAACATGACTTCTGCTTCGCACCCTTTCATTGGACATTGAGGTTTTCTAGCCTCAAAGTACCCATGCTTCTCACACTTATAATCGTTGACTACCGCCATTGTTATCTCCCCTTCAGTTGCTCGTCAAGTGTTTGATTTGTATAATCGTTCATATTGCTTATACCCACCCTAATCTTAATCTCTCCGTTAATCACTTGCAAGCCCGTTGTTCTAGCCATTCTAGGTTTGGCTTCTCTGCGGAACTCTACAAATTTTGTTCGGTCTTTGTTTTGCATGATGGCTACTTCGCCCCGTATCCATGCGTCATAGCCTTTTGACACCCGGCGCTGGAGGTACTCGCCCATGTTTTCAGTCTCATAGATAAAGACATCTCTCATGTGCGCCTCGTTGACTCCGCAGACATCGGCAAACAAGTTAATGCTGATACCGCGATTGGGGTCACGCAAGAATTTACCGATAATCCTACGCAGCTCCGCTTTGGTTCTAACTTTACGGGTTTCCATACACACCAATGCGCTTTAAGTAATTACTTACATTCTTGCCAACTGCAATTTCTTCAGGGGTATGGTCTTCTTGGGCGCGAGATACTTGACGGGTAATCTTTTGAGCTATGAGGCGCGGTTGAAGCTGCTCTGCAAAAGCGGCTGCTGCCAAGGCGCTAGCAATTACTCGGTCATCTTTGTTGCGACCTGAAGCCTCAATAGAAGCTCCGTCACGCACAATGGTCTTCATTTCCTCAATCAAATCAAGGGAGTAGATTGCCATCATGCCCCGCTCAAAGTAATCTTTCATGTAGGAGAGCATCCGCTCTTTGGTTTGGGAAGTAGTTATCCAGCCAATGCTGTTAGAGATACCGCCCATGGTGTCATTACGGCGCCAGATGTAGTTTTGCATTGAACCTAAAACATCCATGAGTTTTCCGCCATACGCTCCGCCCATCGCAGACGCTTGCCTCTTGAGGTTACGCAATTCGTTAATAACGGCTTGCCCCGGACCATTGACTTCAAGGTTAAGGGTAGAGTTTTTGTAGGCACCCGCCAAGTGAGCAATCACCCAAGCAAATTGATAAGTGTTCATTTCGCTTGTAGCAAACTCAGCAACTTGCTCCATACCGTCAGCATAGCAACGGTACACTTGTATGCAAAAGCGGTCAGCCCAATCAGAACTACCGTAAGCGGGGTCAGCACCAATGACATAGTAAGCAGTATCAATTGGTTCCTCCCAGATTTTAAGCGTTGCAAGTCTTTCTGTTGACTTGACAACTTCAGTATCTTGGAAATTAGCGCCCATCGCATATCGGTAGCAATCGAAATTAAGTTTTTTAGCAATCTTAACGGCATCAGTACACCTTGCATTAGAAAAGAAAGAGCTGCCAGTCATCACAAAGGCATAGTCTTCAGTAGGCGGGAACTCTTGGTACATGAGGGCGTCATCCTTGATGCCTTCAGCCAGTTTCCAGCGCCACCAAGCCATTTGACGGGAATTTATCTCGTAGTTGTAGAGTTTTTTGATTTCACGGGTCCATTCCTTCTCTTCAGAGGTCAATTTGCCATCCCAATAGACCTTATAGACATCCGATTCAGCGGGCGCGGAATAGAACTGGTTACGCCACCAGCCACAGAAAATCGCCTTCTGAGTACGCGCTTTCTTGGCAGTCACATACATATCGTGGAACATATTGAACCCCCGAGCGGTAGATTCAAAGATATACAGTCGTTTAGGATTGGATTCAGCTAACGAGGCTAGCAAGGAGGCTAATCCTTCCTCATCTCCCCATGAGCTTGTCTCTGTTCCATGGAGGAAGGTGATACCTTTGCCGCGACCAAGTGAACCTTTTGCTCTAAGCCCTGCGACTTGATAAAAGATACGGCTACGGTTTTTGAGGGAAAGACTATTCCGGTTATGGGTAAGTAATGGGATTCGGTACTCTTTGGGTAAACCGTCCATATAAGCGGCAAGCGTCCCCCTAAACATATCCCGGTTTTCCTCCGTGTCTGTAACCAAAGTGCCATTGAGACCTTGGTTAATGAAGTGCCAGTACAAGTCGAGTGCGAGTGAGATGGTTGTGATTCCAAGCTGCCGTCCTTTAAGGATTACAAAGAAATGGATTCCCTCCTCTAGTCCAGACGCTATCTCATCCATGACATAGGTTTGGGTACCGAGCAAGTCATCAAGGTTGCGTAAGCCTTGCTCTTTGGTTTCAATCTTGAGTTGGGCGCAAAATTGATAAAACTGCTTTAAATTAAATTTCATTTAGATGCGCTTCTAAAGTTATCCACATCCCAATTGGCAATAATCGCTCTTGCTTTAGGGTCTTTTGCCATCTTGATTAACTCTTTGTAAGTGCTTTCAGGATACTTTCTCTTCCACTTGGCTGCTAGCTCAATCTTCTCTTTATCGTAGATACATTGGCAAGCATGAGCCATCTCCGTTTTATAGATATACCGGAGATACTCCAAATAGATACGGTCTTCAGCAGTCACTCGATGCGAAGTCATCATAGCCTTCTAAGGCTTCACGAAGGCGGATAATTTCCTTCTCAGCGTTAGATAAGAGCTTAGAGCTTTCAGTATGAACCCGCATTAACTCCATATAGAGTTCGGTATGGGTCATCTTCTGAACCCTATCCATATACATCCGTTTAGCTTCTTCCATGGCTAGGAAAGAAGGTCCTGTACCGTTCATCATGCCGTTCTCCATACTCTGACTCCTATCTCTTCTCTACGGGCTACAAACTTCATTCCAAGGCGTTTAGAGGCTCTGTAATTGGCGTTACACACGACTTGCAGCTTACCCCCTTCAATGAGGAAAGAATCGCCAATAGCCATCTCTTTATACGGGTATGTCCTTCTGGGTTCGGGGAGCGGAACGCTCTTGCTTAACTCTATATTCATCATGCTATCCCTTATGTGCTATGTAGTCATTATACGCATAAATAAAAGATGCAGAAAAGAGAAAACTGATAATTTTTTTGGGGGGAAATGGGAGTGGGGCACGCACCTAATCAAACCCAAACCCATTCAATGAACCGGATGCACGCGCTATAAGGTTTAAGAGGTTGTGACCGTCCTAGAACCCTTGTAATATAAGGGTTTATAGAGTTTTAATTGAGTATTTAACGCGATACCCCGATAAATTGATAAGGGGCGCGGAGGGGGAGGAGCCAATCTAAGCGCGAACCCGCTTATGAATGAACCCTATTATATAAATTAGTAACCACTAACATATATAACAATCTATCTCATATAG